ACAAGTATCCAGGACAAAAAGCTGAAGTAGCAAAGCGAGGCCCAATGGCTGATCCATTCAAAAAGGTCGCGTCGGACATCGACAGTCCCGCGCGAAACGCTGAGGCCGTCACGCCGAGTGACAGCGCAGACCTGCCTACCGTCGCCCGTGGCCTCTACACAGGGGCAGGCGGCAACATCGCGGTCTACATGGAGGGCGACGACAGTAACACGTCTGTCGCTTTCGCGTCCGCTGCGGCGGGCATCACGTTGCCAATCCGAGTGCGGCGCGTCCTGTCCACGGGCACGACTGCCACCGGCATTGTGGCGCTTTGGTAATCACTCACAGCAAGAGGCGCGCCCCTAGAGCGGCGTGATCGAGCATGTCCGAAGGCAAAAGACTAGAGCCGGGTAGAAAGAAGACCGGCGGGCGCAAAAAGGGCGTTCCGAATAAAATCAATGCGCTCCTAAGGGATGAGATCCTACAGGCGGCGCATGATGCACATCCAGATGGGCGCGTCGGCTATTTGACCCAGCAGGCGATAGAAAACCCCACCGCATTTATGACGTTGTTGGGAAAGGTCATGCCCACGCAAATTGCGGGTGACCCCGAGGCACCAATCCTGCATCGCATCGAGCGCGCAATTGTCAGACCTGAAGATTGAGACCGCCGAAGTCTTTGAGCCTCTTCTACAGCCTTCGCGCTACAAGGGCGCATATGGTGGGCGCGGCTCGGGCAAGTCTCACTTTTTCGCGGAACTGGGCATTGAGGACGCGCTGTGCTGGCCCGGTGACGCTGGCGAGGGGCTGCGGCTTCTCAGCTTTCGTGAGGTCCAGAAGTCGCTGAAAGAAAGCGCCAAGTTCCTGCTGGAGTCCAAGCTGCACAAGTTCGGATTGGGCGAAAAGGACGGGTTCAAGGTCTACACAGACCGCATATCAACGCCCGGTGATGGTGTTATCGCGTTCACGGGGATGCAGGACCACACAGCCGACAGCGTCAAGTCGTATGAAGGGTTCCACCGCGCCTGGGGGGAAGAGGCGCAGACCATCACGTCGCATTCTCTTAGCCTGCTGCGCCCTACAATCCGCTGGGAGGATCAGAAACGGGGGCTATCGTCTGAACTGTGGTTTGGCTGGAACCCACGCCGCAAGATCGACGCGGTTGACGTGCTGCTAAGGGGCGAAGGGAAGCCAGCCGACGCGACTGTTGTTCGCGCCAACTGGTCCGACAACCCATGGTTCCCCGGTGTGCTTGAACAAGAGCGGGCCGAATGCCTGCGGGTCGATCCTGACGGGTATGACCACATATGGGAAGGCGGATACGCAAGCGTCAACATCGGCGCATACTTCGCACGCCATATCACCACGGCACGGGCGGAAGGGCGGATCGGGCGTCTCAATCCTGACCCGCTCCTAAGCCGCCGCGCATATTGGGACATTGGCGGCACCGGGGCAAAGGCAGACGCCACCGCAATCTGGATCGTCCAATTTGTCGGGCGGGAAGTCCGGGTGCTGGACTATTACGAGGCACAGGGCCAGCCGCTGGCCACGCACATCAATTGGCTGCGTGAGATCGGGTGCGACGGGTGCGCGTGCATCCTGCCCCATGACGGAGCGTCAAACGACAAGGTTCATGACGTCTCATACGAAAGCGCCCTGCGTGCGGCAGGCTTTGACGTCACTGTCATCCCGAACCAGGGCAAGGGCGCGGCGAAGATGCGGATCGAGGCGGCACGTCGCTTGTTCCCGAACATCTACTTCAACGCCGCGACCACCGACGCAGGCATCGACGCCCTCGGCTGGTATCACGAAAAGCGCGACGAAAAACGCAACATCGGGCTTGGCCCAAACCACGACTGGTCCAGTCACGCCGCAGATGCCTTTGGGCTGATGTGCGTGGCTTACGAAGAACACTCAGCCCCGGCACCAAATACGGAGGGGCTTAGCCTTATGCCTAGGGGCGGAAGCTGGCTTTCATGAAAAAGAAAACGGACCAGATCGTAGAGATAGCGCGTCGCCGCATGTCTGATGCCGTTGACGCAGACCGCGACAACCGCGCACGGGCGATGGATGATTTGCAAAAGCTGACCGGGGAAGGGCAGTGGCCGGACGCTATCCGCCGCGAACGGGAAAGCGACTCCAAGCCGTGCATCACCGTCAACCGGTTGCCTCAGTTTGTGCGTCAGGTTACGGGCGACATTCGCCGCATGAACCCAGCCATCAAGGTATCGGCAAGTGACAACAAGGCGACTGAACAGATTGCCGAGATCTACGAAGGCTTGATCCGCAACATCGAACAGCGCTGCGATGCGTCGTCAGTTTATGAGCAGACGGCAGAAAGCGCAGCCGCGTGTTCTGTCGGGTATTTCCGGATTCGGGCCGACTATGAGCGCGACGACAGCTTTGACCAGGAAATCCTGATCGAGCGCATCCGGAACCCGTTCTCTGTCTACTTCGACCCCGCCGCCGAAAAGGCAACGCGTCAGGACGCGCGCTACGTGTTTATCACCGAGCAGATGGGGCTAGACGACTTCAAGCGCGAGTTTCCGGATGCAACGGCGTCAGACGCTGAGCATGACGGCGATACTGATGGTATGGAGCATTGGCGCGAGGACGGCGATATTGTTGTTGCCGAATACTACTGGCAGGACACCAAGCGCCGCCAGCTTTTGCAGCTACAGAGCGGCGAAACCGTCTTCAAGGACGAAGCGCCGGATCTGCCACCCGAGTTTGTGGCGCGGGAACGCGCGGTGGACGTCAAAACCGTCATGTGGGCCAAGATCACCGGCAGTGAAATCCTTGAGGGGCCTAAGGAGGTGCCGTGCGAATACCTGCCTGTCGTCGCTGTCACCGGTGAGGAATGGCATGTCGGTGAAGAGGTCTACCGCTCTGGCGTGATCCGCTACGCCAAGGACGCACAGCAACTCTACAATTACTTCCGGTCATCGTCCGCTGAACTTGTGACCTTGCAGCCGAAAGCGCCGTATATCGGGACGCTGACGCAGTTCAAGGGCCTCCAAGACTACTGGAAGAACGCCAACACCAAGAACTACGCATTCCTGCCCTACAACCCGGACCCACAAGCCCCCGGCGCTCCTCAGCGCCAATCACCACCCATCGCCAGCCAGGGCCTTACGCAAGAGGCCATCGCGGCGGCTGAGGATATGAAGGCGACAACCGGTATCTACGATGCAGGGCTTGGCAACAGATCGAACGAATCCAGCGGTGTGGCTATCCGTCAACGGCAGATGGAAAGTGACGTGTCAACGTCGATCTACACAGACAATATGGCCAAGGCCATCGCGCATTGCGGTCGCATCCTGATCAGCATGATTCCCCGCGTCTACGACACCTACCGCATGGTGCGGATTCTTGGGGATGACGACCAGGAACAGCAGGTCGAAATCAACGGCGTTCAGGTCGCAGGCGGTCAACAGATCGGCGTCAACGACCTGTCAATCGGCAGCTACGACATCCGCGTTTCTGTCGGCCCGAATTATTCGACGCGCCGCCAAGAGACACAAGAGGGGATGCTTGAGTTCTTGCGGACAGTTCCGGGTGCGGCGCAAGTCGTTGGTGATCTGGTGGCAAAGGCTATGGACTGGCCCGACGCTGACAAGATTGCCGAGCGGCTGGCCAAGACATTGCCGCCGGGGATGCGAGAACAGGAACAGCTCTCCCCCGAGGAGATCCAAGCGCAACAGGCGCAGCAACAGGAACAGGCGCAGTTGGCCCAGATGGCCCAGCAGGCGCAGCAGATTGAGATGCAGAAAGCGATGGCCGAAGGCGAAGAGGCGCAAGCCGATGCCCAGAAGGCCCGCTATGAGGCAGAAGACCAACGGCTTGAACTTCTTGCGAAGTCAGGCGCGCTGGACGCGATGATCGGCCAAATTGTCAAAGACCAAGTCGCGCAAATCCTGATGGGTGGCCCGAGGGTGCCGCCACTAGCATAAGGCAAGACAATGCAGGAAGAAGAGTTCGACGTCGCCCCGGACCCGGTGGCGACCGAAGAAGACGTGGCCCCCGAGGCCACAGCAGAACCGACCGATGAGCCAGCCGAAGAGGGCGTGGCGACAGAGGACAAGCCAAAAACCCGTCATCAGCGGCGACGTGAACGTTTCCAGAAGATGGAAGAGGAGCGCGCCGCAGCCCTGCAAGAGGCAGAGCGTGAACGCAGGCGGGTGAAGGAACTGGAGGGGCTGCTTGACCAGCGACAGCCGCAAGAAAGCGACTTCGCCAGTTACGAAGAATATCAAGGCGCGTTGACCGGATGGCACGCGACGCGCGCTTTGGACCAAAGACAAAAGGCGCAAGCCGACCGTGAATTGCAAGAACGCGAACAAGCAATCGCTAAGATCGACCAACAATCACGCAGTGTCGTTGCCCAGGAATGGGCGACCCAGGCGAATGAGGCGAAACAGCGATATGCGGACTTCGAGGCAGTGGCCTATCACGCGCCTATCAGTGACGGCGTGTCCGATATGATCCTGACGATGGATCGTGGCGCTGATGTTGCATATCACCTCGGGCTGAACCCTGACACCGCCAAGCAGATTAGCCGATTGCCGCCGATGCAGGCTGCAATTGAGTTGGGTCGCATTGAAGCGGGTCTTTCGTCACCGCAACCCAGAACGCAAACGCAAGCCCCTGACCCTGTCGCCCCTGTTCGCGCCAAAGCCTCAGCCGGAAAGAACCCGGCAACAATGAGCATGGCCGAATATGCGGCGGCACGTAAGGCGGGCAAGCTGTAAGGAGAATTGGCAATGGCCAATACACTCATCACGCCAGACCTGATTGTGAAAGAGTCGCTGATGCAACTCGAAAACAATCTTGTCATGGCCAACCAAGTTCACCGTGAATACAAAAAGGACTTCACAGGCGGGCAGGGCGACACTGTGTCGATCCGCAAGCCGGTCAAGTTCTACACGGCAGACGGTGCAACCCGCGTGAACCAGGACGTCGAAGAGAAAAGCACGTCCATCACCATCGACCAGCGCAAGCAGGTCTCGTGGGAGTTCAGCACGCAGGATCTGACGCTTTCGGTCGAGGAGTATTCGAACCGGTACATCAAACCGGCGATGATTACCCTTGCAAACACGGTGGATCGGTCCCTGTTCGGCCTTTACACTACGGTTTGGAACAGCGTCGGCACCCCTGGCACCACACCCGGCAACTATGCAGCCGTCGCAGACGCGGCGCAGCGTATGGATGAAATGGCGGTTGGTGCTGACAACCGATCGATGATGATGACACCGGGCGCTGGCTATGCCATCGCGGGCAACCAGCTTACGCTGGAGTCTGTTGGTGCCATGGGCAAGAGCGCCTATGAGGAAGCCGCAATCGGTCGCGTGGCCAAGTTCTCGACATTCTCGACGCAGAACGTCCAGAACCACACGGTCGGCACGCAGGCAGGCACACCGCTTGTCAACGGCGCAAGCCAGAACGTCACCTACGCGACAGCAACTGGGGCCAACACCCA